TTGCCATCAACTATACGGTACTCAGACACCCAGCGGCCCTCTAGCCAAGTTGTGCCCTCCTTGCGGTACTTGATGTGACCGTCCCTGCTTATTTTGACGTCGCATCCTTGAGCCTTGTAGTAGTTACGTACTTGAGTTGTTGTTGCGATTAAATTTGCCATTGTCGTCTCCATTGTTGGTGTTGCGTTGTCTTGATAGGTGTAATTTAGGCCCAATGGGCCTAATTGTCAACAGGGGTTTTGAGTAATATTGTTTCGTTCCACACACAGCTCAACAATCCCCTTGACCGTTAACCATGATTCGCCTCATTTTGCCGCTATGCGCCAAATGTGGTCAGAATCAGAGACAACTCAGCTCATTGCCATCGTCCGCGATATGGCTGGACAACCTCCAGCCGCAATCACGGCCCAGCTTTGCGCTAAGCTCCAACGCTCTCTGTTCAGCGTCTCAGGCCGCATTGCCCGCCTGCAGCATGATCGCGACATCGACCCTGCGATCCGTGAGTTGCTCAGCCTACATGTGCGCAGATTGCGCAAAAACGGCGACAGGCAGCCGAATCGTTTTGCCGCCGCTCCTCTACAGGAAATCCGCGAACAGCCCCAACCAACTGCGCCGCGCATCGAGGTCGCGCCAATCCACTCATTCGCAACGTGCCAGTTCTTGACGGGCGATCCGCGCAAGCGTATTTTCTGCGGCAACCCCGTCGAACATCCGACCGTTGCGTATTGCCGCAAACATAGGTTAATATGTTTGCCAAAGTGGAGTCTAGGCAGTGATAAAAATCAGCAAATTGCTTCGGAGCATCCCCGATGAAAAGTGAAGAAAAGAAGAAAGATCCAAATAGAGGAAAGGGAGGTCTTTTTTTACCAAATAATACCATGAATATTTCTGGTGAAAACGGATTAAAAGGTCTTCCGAGTTATATTAAGACTTGTCAGTTTTTCCTTGATAATTATTCTCAGGAAGAGCTTGAGAGCCTCGTGAAGGACAAGGAGCGCATGGGAAAAATGTCAGTTTTCCACGCGCAGATTATTACGCATCTTGTAGCATCTCTCGTTAATGGAAAAGAGCGCGAACGCATGTATGATCGCATGTGGGGCAAGCCTGTGCAGACCATCGTTCTTCCCGAACGCAAGAAGCCTTTGCCTGACGATGTAAACAATATCACCGATGACGAAGCGGAAAGCGTCCACGAACAACTCTTATCGGAATGACATGGCCAGTAAATTACGATCAAGAATACAAACGGCGAGCGCGGATATTGCTCGCGGCCAGAAAAGACGTGCGCGTTCGCGCTGCGCTGCTCAAATACTATTCCAAGCCCCATCATTGCGTGGACTGGATAAGAGATTTCTGCGTCACCTATGATCCGCGCATAGAGCGGGCGAAGAAAGTCATCCCGTTTGTCCCTTTCCCGCGACAGGTCGATTTTATCAATTTTGTCATTGGCCTTTACACCGACAAGGCTAACGGCATTGCTGAGAAGTGCCGCGATGTTGGCGCGACATGGCTGTGCAGCGCAGTTTCGGCATGGGCATGGCTTTTCATAAACGATTGCGCCATCGGCTGGGGATCGCGCAAGGAAGAATATGTCGATGATCGCGCCAACCCTAAAGCGATTTTCCCCAAAATACGACAGATCATCGACTATCTGCCTGAATGGATGGCTCCCTATGGATACGAGGCGCAGAAGCATGCGCCATACATGAAGATTATCAACCCCGAAAACGGATCGAGCATCACTGGCGAAGCTGGGGACAGCGTCGGGCGCGGCGGAAGAACGTCAATATTTTTTCTCGATGAAGCAGCGCATGTGGAACACCCAGAGCAGATCGAGGCGGCTCTAGGCGATAACACCGATGTTCGGCTGGATTTATCCTCCGTCAACGGCACCGCGAATGTTTTCTACAAGCGGCGCATGGCTGGCGAGGTGTGGACGCCAGGCTGCGTTATCCCCAAAGGTAAGACGCGCGTGTTCATTTTCGACTGGCGCGACCACCCGAACAAGACGCAGGAATGGTATGACCTCCGTAAGAAACGCGCGGAAGACGAAGGCTTGCTGCATGTGTTTGCGCAGGAAGTCGATCGTGATTATTCCAGCGCGGTTGATCGCCTGATCATTCCCCCCGCATGGGCGCGGGCGTGTCTCGACGCGCATATCAAACTGGCGCATTTGGGCGACTGGTTCGCAGGCGAGCGTTGCGCGGCGCAGGACATAGCCGATGAGGGCAACGACAAAAACGCAGGCGCAATCCGCCATGGCTCCGTTATCGTGTGGGCGGACGCATGGGGCGGAGACCCGTCGGCGGCTGCGCATACCATCGTGCCGAAATGCACAGAATACGGCGTGAAAGACATCTTCTATGACAGCATCGGCGTCGGCGCGGGCTTCAAGGTCGAAATTAACACAATGCGCAAGCACGCAAGCTGGCCGCAGAAGATGAAGATCATCCCTTGGAATGCTGGCGCGCAGAACGATGGCCTGATTGATCCTGACAGACACATCATTCCTGCATCCTATGACGCGGACGGGAAATACATCCCGGAAGATAAGGAAAGTCCTATCAATCGTGAGTTCTATGCGAATCTGAAGGCGCAGGCGTGGTTCCGTCTGCGCACGCGGGCTTTCAAGACGTTTCAGGCGGTAGAACATGGCATCCGTCATGCGCCGATGGAAATGCTGTCGATTGATAGTAAGCTTCCAGTCGCGCAGCAGCTAATCATGGAACTTTCGCAGCCAACGCACGCCTATAGCGCGAATGGCAAGACAATGGTGGACAAGAAGCCTGACGGCGCAAGAAGCCCAAATCTTGGAGACGCTGTTGTCATGGCGTTTTCGCCTAAACGCCCGCCAGCCGGGCTTTTCGAAGTGGATTTTTGACATGTGGCCACGGCAGAAAGAACAACCAAAACAAGATAAGCCGAAAGAGGCGTCTTTCTTCTCGACGGACGTTGAAATGTCCTATCCGCCATCATTGCCGGAACTCATGGCTCGGTCGATCAGGCGTCAGCCGGGAAAATTCGTCGCACAGGGAGCTGGGGGCGTTGCGATGGACGACGCGGACATGATTAAGCCCTATGTCGATGATGATTCCTATCTGCCCAATAATCAAATCGGCTGGTATGCTTCACAAGGGTTTATCGGTTATCAGTTATGCGCGTTAATCGCGCAAAACTGGCTGGTCAACAAGGCGTGCGCCATGCCGGGCGCGGATGCAATGCGCCACGGCTATGAAATCACGGTCAATGACGGCAGCGAGACAAGCCCCGACCTGATTGCGCAGATCAAGAAGCTTGATCGCAAATACAAGATCAAGAAAGCCGCGCAAGAGTTCTTGCATTTGGGTCGTGTTTTCGGCGTGCGCCATGCCCTCCCGCTGGTCGATTATGGTTCGCCTGACGCCACCTATGCCGCATGGGAACGCCCATTCAACATTGACGGCGTGCGGCCTCGCAGCTATCGCGGGATCGCGCAGATTGATCCTTACTGGATCACCCCGGAACTGGACGGCATGGCGGCAGCCAATCCCGCCAGCCTGCATTTCTATGAGCCGACATGGTGGCGCGTGAGCGGCCATCGCATCCATAGATCGCATCTGATTATTTTCAGAAACAGCGAAGTAACCGACGTGCTGAAGCCGACGTATTTTTACGGAGGTCTGCCCATTCCGCAGCTTATCGCAGAGCGCGTTTACGCGGCGGAGCGAACAGCGAATGAAGCCCCGATGCTTTCGCTCAGCAAGCGCACAACGGTCATGAAGACGAGCCTTGAAGAAGCCCTCGCCAATCAGCGCAAGTTTGAAAGCCGTCTTCAATGGTGGACGCAGACGCGCGATAATTACGGCGTGAAGCTTGTCGCGCGTGATGATGACTTGCAGCAGTTTGATACCTCGCTGGCCGACTTCGACGCAACAATCATGACGCAGTATCAGATCGTCGCGGCTATTGCTGGCGTGCCAGCGACAAAGTTGCTTGGCACATCGCCCAAGGGTTTTAACGCGACTGGAGAATATGAGGCCAAGAGCTATCAGGAAGAGCTGGAAAGCTTGCAGGAGAACGACCTGACGCCATTGATCGAGCGGCACCACATGATCGCCATGAAATCCGATATGGCTGGAATAGCGTCGAATATCGAAATTGCCTGGAATCCCGTTGCGCCAATGTCGGATAAGGAAAAGGCTGAAATCAACGAGATCAACGCCCGCGCGGGAAATGCGCTTGTGACGTCGGGAGCCATCGACGGGCAGGATGAGCGCAACCGCATCATTGCCGACAAGGACAGCGGCTATACAGGCATGGAAAGCCTTGCGCCTGAGCCGATGATGGAAATATCTAACGCATTAGATGGCGATGATGGGATTACATGGATTACTGTCAACGGTAATCACATCCCAGTAGAAGAGGGGCAGAGTAAGAAAGAGGCCGTTGAATCTTTTTTGGCTAAAAAGAAGGATGGTGGTTCAAAGAAAGAAGTTGAGTCAAGTGATTTTAATAGAGAAAACGGAACGTTAGGTGGAGTTGAGCTTATATCTTCCCAATCTTATAGAGACGAAGAAATTGTGGAAAAAAAGAGACAAGAAAAAGATTATGATGTTCTAGTTTCCCCTGTTTTTGAAGAAGGCGGAAAGAAATTAAGGTTGATCCTAGACGGGCATCACAGTCTTGAGGCGGCCATTAAAGATGGGGAAGATCCCAACTTTATAGAGGCTACATCAAAAATGGACGACAGAGTGAATTTACTCAATAATGGAGAAATAAGCGACTTTTTGGAGGCAACAAATATGGGCGATCCATACGAAAATCCGGTGACAAAAGAGTCAACTTGGTAAGTTGCGTGAAAAGCCGACGCTACCTTAAGGGCAAGCCGCTCCGCGCCAGCGCAGGCGTATCCGCCCGCTATTATGCGCGGCTCAAGCGGCTTATCGACCAGATGGACGCCATAACGCGGCGCGAGGTAGAGCGGCTCTATGGCCGTCCATTTGCGCAAGAACATTTTGCGGAAGACGCCAGCATCGCAAGCCAGGCCCGTATTCTGCTTTCGGCATTGGAAGAGCGGTTTTCAGCCATCTTTAATTTGCCCGCCAAAGGCATCGCGGAAGCGTTCTCAGGCGAGGTGGACGACAACAGCGCGGCGACGCTCAAACTGAGCCTGAAGGAGCTTTCTGGCGGGATAACGCTCAAAACAGACATCCTCTCAGGCGAGCTTTCTGAAATCATGAAGGCGACTGTCGCGCAGAATGTGAGCCTGATTAAATCCATCCCGCAGCAGTATCTTGCGGGCGTAAACAATGCTGTTATGCGCTCGATCACGACAGGCAACGGTCTGGCGGATTTGGTTCCTGAGCTGAAAAATCGCTACAAGGTGACGCTCAAGCGCGCGCAGTTTATCGCGCAGGATCAGACGCGCAAAGCCTATGCGGGATTAAATCATGCGCGATTGCAGAAACTTGGCGTCAAGAAATTCGAGTGGCTCCATAGCGGCGGCAGCCAGCATCCGCGCAAGCTGCATCAGAGATATTCCGGGAATGTCTTCAGTTTTGCCGATCCGCCCGTTATAGATGAGAAAACAGGCGAGCGTGGCTTACCCGGCACGCTGATAAACTGTTTATGCACAGCGATCCCGATTGTTGATTTTGGAGAGTGACATGCAAATCGAAACAGCCTTTGAGTTGGAGCAAAGCGTCAAAATCAAAGCTACGCAAATCTATGGAAAGATCATTGGTTTTTGGCTCGGATATCAGCACAAAGAAGTCATGTATCAGATTGAATACGCATCTTCGACGGGGGAACTTACAGACAGATATTTCTTGCTGCATGAGCTAGAGGCGTGAAATGCCGCTGCAATCAGGCCAGTCAGAGGAAATCATCAGCCACAACATCGCGGAGCTGATAAGCGCAGGCTATTCGCGCGAGCAGGCGGCGGCGATTGCCTATAAGAACGCGGGGAAAGACAGCGTTGAATCATCCCGCGTCAAGGACATTAACGGTTGGTATGAAGTCAAGAAGAACCCGCTTTCAAAAGCTGGGGTTTTCCCGTATCTGGGCAAAAGCATTGATCCTACAGGCTCGCTAGGCCTTGATCCACAGCGGATTTATCAGGTGTTTCGCTCACCGGAAGAGCTGGCCGATCCTGAATGCGTCGCGTCGTTCAAGCTCATTCCATGGGTGCTTGGCCACACGATGCTTGGGCCGGAAGGAAGCGGCCTCACTACAGCGGAAAACAAGGGCGTGCATGGCGTAACGGGCGAGGATATTTTCTTCGAGAACGATACGCTGTTCGGAAACATCAAATGGTTCTCTGACACGCTGGAAAACAACATCAATGCCGACGTTAAAGAACTCAGCCTCGGCTATCGGTGCGTCTACGAAATTTCCTCTGGAATTTATGACGGCAAACCTTACGATGTTGTCCAACGTCGCATTAGGGGCAACCATTTAGCGTTGGTTCCTGAAGGCCGAATGGGCCATGACGTGGCAGTCTTAGACCACATGAATTTCACGTTTGACGCAAAGGATATCGTCATGGCCGATGAACCAGAAAAGAAGCCCGAAGGCGAGAAAAAGGAAGAGGGCAAGAAGGAAATGACGCTGGCCGAGGTCACGGCGCAGCTTGAAGCCCTTGTCCCTGAAGTTCAAAAGCTCATGGGCTTTATGGCCAAGCTGAAGCCTATCGAAGAGGCTGAACACGGCGAAAAACTCGATGGTTCTGGCGCAGACGAAGAGGAAAAGAAAGACGACAAAAAGGATGAAAAGAAAGAGGGATCAGGCATGGACGCGGCTGAACGCATCAAAACTTTAGAGAACGAAATTTCCTCTCTCAAGGGCGGCATGACGAAATCATTGCTTTCGGAAGTCGCCAGGCGCGACGAGCTTGCCAACAAGCTCAGTTCTTTCGTTGGCGTGTTCGACCATGCGGAAAAGACGCTCGGCGAAGTCGCTGCATACGGTGTCGAGAAACTCGGCATCAAATGCGATAAGGGCCAAGAACTGGCCGTTTTGCAAGGCTTTCTGCATAATCGCTCCGCCAAACCGGAAGCTGGTTTCGCACTCGATAGCAAAGAACAGAGCGGCAAGGACAACGAAATTGACGCCTACATCAACGGGAAGAAGGGATAATCGCCATGGGCTTCCAGTCTACAATCAACACAGAGCTTGGTTTTGGTCTTCCCGGCGAGCTGTTCGATAACACGCCGCGCCGCGCTGCCCCTTGGATGCTGTATACCGCCAGCCACCCGGAATACAACGTTCCGGGCCGCGCGTTTACGGCTACCACAGCCGATCCCGGCGATGGTTCAGCTTCCGCCGCCGCAGCCGCTGGCGGAACAGGCGTATTTATCGGCTTGCTTGCTAATCCCAAGGTCAACGCTGGCTACGGCGACAGCACTGGCACGCTGGCAGCATCGACGGCTTTGCCCAACTACGCAATCGGCGAGCTTGTCACGATGGGCCACATTAACGTGGCCGTTCCGGGGGCTTGCAGCCTGGGGGATCAACTTACCTACAACACCACCACTGGCGTTCTGGGGACCGTCAATCCGTCTGGTTCTGTCACTTATTCGCAATCCACAACGACCTTAACTGTTACAGCCGTAGCAACCGGCATGAACCTGGGGGTCGGATCAATCGTTAATGCGAGTACTGGCCCGCTGACGATTACGGCTCTCGGTACCGGCACAGGCGGAACGGGGACTTACACGGTCAACGCATCCCAGACTCTTTCAAGCGAAAGCAAGATTGCTTCGTCTGTGGCTCCAAGCGGTTACGCGCTTATCGCCGGGTCGAAGATCATCCGTTACGCGCCAAGCGCGGCAAGCGTTGCCGTCGCGTCCTTAACCTGATAGGGGATTAAACACATGCCTGTAAGCTCCACACAAACTCCCGTCAGATCGCATATTTCAGCTCGCGACGTTCGCCCGCTGGAAATAAAAGACGCTGCGAATTATCGCGGGTTGAGCCGCATCGGCATCGGGCTTGATGAGCGTCAAGTCCGCGCCATGGCTTCAGCCTACGCGGAAGACGCCGCGTTGCAGGCGACTGTGACGACGGCCAACACGCCAACGCCTGTGCAGTTCTTGCAGAACTGGTTGCCGGGCTTCGTCAAGGTCATGACGGGAGCGCGCAAAATTGACGAGCTTGTCGGCATTACCACGATGGGCGCATGGCATCAGGAAGAGGTCGTGCAGGGCGTCTTGGAAAACACAGGGCTTTCAGTCCCCTATGGGGATTATACCTCTGTTCCGTTTTCAAGCTGGAACCTGACGTTTGAGCGGAGAACGATTGTCCGGTTTGAAGAGGGCATGCGCGTCGGGAATCTTGAAGAGGCCCGCGCCGCAGAAGTTCGCGTGAACAGCGCGGAAACCAAGCGTGAATCAGCCGCCTTGGCTCTTGAAATCCAGCGCAATCTTGTCGGGTTCAACGGGTACAACTCTGGCAATGATCGCACGTATGGCTTCTTGAATGATCCCGGATTGCCAAATTACGTGAACGTTGCCGCGACAGGCACTGGTTCTTCTCTCCTATGGTCGGCCAAGACCTATCTCAACATAACGGCTGACATTCGGACGGCTATTGTTGCGCTGCGCACGCAAAGCAAAGACAACATCGACCCGAAGAAAACGCCGATCACAATGGCGATTGCGACCAACGCTATCGACTATCTGAGCGTGACCTCAGACTTTGGCATTAGCGTTGCCGATTGGCTGGCCCGCACTTACCCGAACATCCGCGTTGAATCCGCTCCGCAGCTTAACACTGCAAACGGCGGCGCGGGCGTGTTCTACCTCTTCGCTGAGAAAGCTGCGGACACCTCGACGGATGACGGCAATACCTTTGTTCAGATCGTCCCCGCGAAGTTTCAGGTCGTTGGCGTCGCCAAGCACGCCAAGGGCTACGAAGAGGACTACAGCAACGCGACGGCTGGCGTGATGTGCAAGCGTCCGTACCTGGTTGTGCGTTATTCGGGGATTTCATAATGGCCAAGAATTACATCTATTCGACTCTTACGACAGGCATGACTTATACGTCCTACAAGCAGGGCGGGGCGGACTTGCCTGTTGTCGAACATCGTGTGCATGTCGCAGGCGGCGCGAACGTGGCGGACAAGCATCTGCTTACGCCGCGCGGCGTTGTGACGGAAGTATCCGATGAAGATTTGGAGCATCTGGAGAGAAACCAGTTGTTCCAGCGTCACAAGGCCAACGGCTTTATCCTCGTTGATACCATCAAGGTCGATCCTGAAATCAAGGTCGCCGCTGACATGGAACAGAAGGATGATTCCGCGCCATTGACGCCAGAGGATTATCCCGACAGCGCAGAAGGGGCGAAGCCGTCTGCTTCGAACAAGAGGGCGGGGCGTCTCTCCAAAGGGGAGTAGCAGGCCATGACGACGCCGTACTTCACCTTTGACGTTACGGCTTTTCGCGTCGATTATCCGGCATTTGCAAGCGTAACAAGTTTTCCAGACACCACGCTTTCGGCTTATTTCGACACAGCCGGATATTATCTTGCGAACGACAACTATGGCGATTTGATCGACGACGGGCGTTACAAGGCCTTAACGCTTATGACGGCGCACCTTGCCGCACTAAGCGGCATGATCGCTTCCGGCCAGACACCTGGGCTTGTGCAGTCATCATCTATCGACAAGATCAGCGTTTCGCTCGTTCCCCCGCCTGTCAAGAGCCAGTTTATGTGGTGGCTGTGCCTGACGCCTTACGGGCAACAGCTCAGCGCGTTGCTGACTGCCAACAGCGCAGGCGGGTTCTTTATCGGCGGGAGCAGCACAAGAGGCGGGTTCAGGGGCAACGCTGGCTATGGGTGCTGACCATGGCGAAAGTCACAAGGACAAACCCCAATATTTTCAGCGTTGTTGCCAAAGGGCTTGACGCGCTCGATGGATTGCAAGCCAAGGCAGGGTGGTTTCAATCTGCGGTTTATCAGAACGGCAAGCCTGTTGCCTACATCGCCATGATTCAGGAATACGGCGCGACGATCAGCCATCCTGGCGGCACGCCCTACATCATCACATCGGACGGTATGGCGAAGTTTGTCTCTAAAAGCTCTCCGCAAGCGGCTGGCCTGCCCGTCACCAAGGCCCATACGATCACGATACCACCTAGGCCATTCATGCGGCCTACCGTATCGCGGGAGAAAAACAACTGGCTGAAGATGCTGGAAAATGGCGCGAAGGCCGTTTTATCTGGCAAGATCAGCGCAAAGGACGTGTTGGACACGGTTGCGGCGCGCGCGGCTAAAGACATAGCCAAGACGATTGCTAGCATCCAGTCGCCGCCTCTTGCCAGATCAACGATACAGAAAAGGATCGCCCGGAAATCAAGCAAGGCTGTGACGGCCACGCTTACCAAGCCGCTGGTTGATACGGGCATGATGATAACGAGCGTAACGCATGTTGTGGAGAAGGCGGAATGATACCGGGGAGCAACATATGGGCGCAGGCAATGAGCGCGATAGCGGCGCAATCCGCGCAGTATTATGCGTTTTCCTCGCGCTCGGTAAACGCCATCGGCTACGACGTGGCAAGCTATGCCGCCCCAGTAACCATCCGATGCAGCATCCAGCCTATCGCCCGTAATCTGTATGAGCATATGGGGCTGGACATGGCGAAATCCTACATCAATGTTTTTACGGACGCTTCCGTCGCTGGCGTCTCGCGCTCGGTTTCCGGCGACAAGATCGTTTTCGGAGGCACAGAATATCAGTGTATTTCAACAACGCCATGGACGGCCATCGACGGCTGGACTGAAATTCTGTGCGTGGCGGTGGCGTGATGCTGGACAATCAACTCATTGCCCTTGTGATAGCGCAGATCAATGCAGGCTTTTCCAGACTGGGTTTTAGCGTCGCCGTGAAACAGTCCTATCAGCCGACGCGACAGGGCGTCAACGCTGGCCCGACGCTCTATCTGCATAAGCTCTATGATGAGCGCATGGGCAGCGTTGGCGTGTCGGAGCAATGGATTGGCTCGTCCGTTGCGGCAGAAGATGACACTGTCGTTACGGCTGAAAACGCAACGGAAATTCAGGGCGACAACGCCAATGGATTCATGCAGCACACAGAAACTCAGCAATATGTGACCTATTTTCAGGCAACCGCCTTATCGGTTCAAGACCCGTCGAATATCAATTCCTTGACTGCTTCCGATATTGCGAATTATGCCGTCTCCATCTTGCAGGGGACAGCCTTCGTGTCGGCTATCGAAGCGCAGGGCGTCGGCATCCTGAAGGTTGGACAAATCCGAAATCCCTATTTCGATGATGACCGGCAGAGGTTCGAAGCAAGCCCGTCTTTTGACTTCGGTTTAACGCACAAGCAAATTATAGTCACAACAGTTCCTGTCATCACAACGACGGACTATCAGATTTTGGCGGTCTAGGAGACTGAAAAGATGGCTAATGGCGCGATTTCCTTTACCAGATACGTCGACATCACTTCGGGCGTCGGCGCGAATGCGTTAGTCAAACAACGCGAGTTAATCGGGCGTCTTTTCACGACCAACAATATTGTCCCGCCGCAGTCGTTCCATGAGTTTGAGAACGCCGACGACGTAGCCTCTTATTTCGGCTCTTCTTCTGAAGAATATCTCCGCGCCGCATTTTATTTTGGCTGGGTGAGCAAGAGCATCAAGGCCGCGCAGAAGATCAGCTTCGCGCGTTGGGTAAACGCCGATGTAGGTTCGATGATTTTCGGCACGCAGGCGGTTCGCGCGGTTTCGACGTTCACGTTGATCGCAAGCGGTGGATTTACACTGACTTTAGGCGGATTCACGCACACTTTGTCCGGCATTAATCTGACTGCAGCGGCAAGCCTTGCCGATGTGGCCTCGGCCATCCAAACAGCCATTCGCGCCTATTCGACAGGCGGCACAGCATGGACGGGCGCGACCGTCACATATGACGCGACGAATAGCCGCTTCAAGCTGGTAAGCGGCACGACGGGGACAGACACGGTTGCAGTTGTTGCGGCCACAACTGGTACTGATTTGGCCTATCCTATCGGATGGCTCACAGGCGCCATTCTATGCAATGGCGCATTGGCGGAAAGCCTCACTACAACGCTTTCTAACTCCGTTCAGGCCAGTAATAATTTCGGATCGTTCACATTCCTGCTCAGCGATACGTTTAGCACGTCTCAGAACGTCGAAATCGCCACATGGAACGCTACGCAGAACATCATGTTCCAGTATATGGTCCCCGTCACAGCGGCTAATGCCTCAGCGCAGAGCGCGGCATTACTGAGTTATCCGGGCTGCGCGATGACGCTGACGCCACTTTCGACCGAATACCCGGAAATGATCCCGATGATTATTCTGGCGGCCACGGATTATACATCCGTCAATGGCACGCAGAACTACATGTTCCAGCAATTCACGGTGACACCTTCTGTGCTGAACAACGCGGACGCGGACACCTATGACGCCCTGCGCGTGAACTACTACGGCCAGACGCAGACGGCTGGGCAATATCTGGCGTTTTATCAGCGCGGGCAGTTAACAGGCACAGGCACAGCTCCGACCGATCAGAACGTTTACGCTAATGAACAATGGATGAAGGACGATTGCGCCGCGCAGATCATGACGCTGTTGCTGTCGCTGCCGAAAGTTTCCGCGAATGATCGTGGCAGAAGCCAGCTTATGACGGTCTTGCAGGGCGTTATCAGCCTCGCGCTCAAGAATGGGACAATCAGCGTTGGCAAGACGTTTTCGTCTGTCCAGAAAATCTACATCACGAATGCGACAGGCGACGCCAAGGCATGGTTTCAGGTTCAGAACATCGGCTATTGGCTGGATATTGAAATGCAATCATTCGTCGATGGTAGCGGCGCGACGGAATACAAAGCTGTTTACACCTTGATTTATGCGAAGGACGACATCATTCGCAAGGTCGAGGGAACTCACGTTCTTATCTAGGGGGCATGAATGCAGGACGTTTCTGGTTATGGTTTGCAGGTCAATATCACTGCATCCAACACTTTCCCCGCTGGGTTTACCGTTACCCAGTTCGCAGATGACGCCGATCCTTTGGATATGGCCGCTATCAAACTCGCCGATGTGGCGATGGGCCTGAATGGCGACTTGATTTCATGGAGCAAGGCGGTTCCTGTTCCGATGGTGCTTAACGTCATTCCGGGCAGCGAAGATGATGAGAATTTGAGCATTCTTGCGGACGCCAATCGCGTCGCCAAAGGCAAGTTCAGCGCGCGCGATGAGATATTCGCCACGGTAATTTATCCTGATGGACAGGTTGTTAGCCTTTATTCCGGCAAGCTCACAGACAGTTCGTTGGGCCGCAGCGTAAGCAGTGGTGGCAAGATTAAGACCAAAACCTACACATTCGCTTTTGAGAACAAGACAGGCGTGTAATGGCTGATTTGCTGGAAACGAAAGAATTTTCCGTCATTGACCAGGCCGGGGTTCAGCGCGGTTATCTGTTGTCTAAGTTCGACGCCTTAAGCGGAAGGGAAATCATCGCCAAATACCCGCTTT